ATTACCACTATCGGATGCAATGACCATTTCGCCATACTTATCACGAAACTTTTTGTTGTGACCACGAAGTGAGTTTAGTATCATGTGTCTAACTAAATCTTCACTTAGTTCTGGTGCATTTCTGCCATTAATCTGCATCATCAGATTAGAAATCATAATCTGATTCAAGTCAACTATTATCATTATTTATCTCCATATTATAAGAAGCAAACCCGTTGATTGTGAGTCTGCCATCATTTATATCTTTGCCGTAATTATTAAAAGCCATGTGCTTAATATTACAATCAAAAATAACAAACCTGTTTTGAACAAATCTCACAAAACTAGTTTCTTCCTCATCATCTGTGTAAAATTTTGTACCTGATTCTAAATTCGTTTTAGATAAGTAAAACAACCAAGCAAAATCCATACCACTATCTACATGTATATAATCTTCTTCGTTATCATTTTCAACCCGTAAGTGAGAATGTTGTACATACATAAAGCGGGTGTTTGTGAAGGGCAGACCATATCCTTCTATATGCTTTATGAGAAAATTATCAAGTATCTTATTAGTATCTCTCAAAGGGGCACTTCTAGTACCAGGATAATCTATTCCTCGCCCTTTTAATTTTTCATAGTTCGCACTTTCATGTATAGGATAAAGGTTAACACCCTTTACTTCATCATATACTGATTCAAACAGGTCTTTGGGTAAGAAGTTGTCAATGACTGTAATCATCCCATAATCATATCAAATGCTTCTTCACGACTCATCTCCCTTTCTCGTAAACCATCAGCAACTCGTTTATCAAGTTCACGCTTTTTGAGGAACTTGTAGACTAGACCAGTTGTGTTTAGTTTAGGACTTTCGTCAAGTGAAGTGCCGAACGCAAGTTCGTCTTTGTTTTCGTAAGCGTAGAGAACGCCGTTGATATCTTTTGCCATTATTTACCACCTTTTTTCATCATAATATAACTATATTATACATGAATACTGGACACATGTCAAGCATTATTCCATGTTTTTGGTTGGAATAATGACTCAATATTATCTAAACTGTTTGCCTTTTGTATAGACTCTTGGCTTAAATATCGCTCCACATCAATTTGTTCATAAGCAACGGTACTGTTTACATTGTGTAAAGGAACTGTAAGCACCGAATCGTCATATTTCACACCATTTATAGATAGTTGCTCAAGATTTTTAGTTTTAATAGAGATATATTTTTCACCTAGAAACTCACATATTTTTTTAATTGTTTGTATTGGTTCTCTTGCTAGCATCTCATATGTTATAAACAATGTATCTTCGCCTTCATACAATACATTTTGCATAGAAAATAAAGACCTACCTAACATGCCAGTATCAGGTAAATAGCGGCTAACTACATGTTCTTCTGATACATTGTATGGTTCGCTGGCCTTAACAAAAGAAGCTAAACATTCTCTAAGTGGCCTATACAAAACAATAAATTTGGGTTTCTTAGTAATGTTCATTCTGATTTGGTCTAAGTTTGCAGGAGTTCCCCACATACCCCTATCTATGATAGTAGAAGCAGCAAAATCATTGTAGTAATTTTTAAACACATTCTTTGTAATATTACTATATGATTTAGTATCAGGAAAGTTTTTAAAAATCCTGTTTTCTTTTAGCATGTGCAGTTCCCATAGAACATCGCTCAATATTGAGTTTGCTGTCAAGCATATGTTATGGTTTTGATTTAATAAAGAACCCAACAATGTGTTACCTGCTCTCGGCAGACTTATCAAAAAACAAAATTGTTTACTCATAATATAATGTGTTGTTATCGCCTTTTCTTAGCTAATTCTGCCTGAATCCACGCCTTTGCCTGTGGTGATGTTGGTTTTCTTCTGACTAACTTTTGAATCTCTTTGTAGACTTTGATATTGACATCTTCTCTTTCTTCACTATTGTCTACTTCAACAAAGTTCTGAGAACCAAAGATAGCACGAAGTTTAGGAATGTTCTTTTGTATCTGTGCATGGCTGCTGATAACGATTGGTTCTGGCACACTTCTTGGTCGTTGCTCATTTCGTTTAAGTGCAACTTCTAGTGTCGTATTTACAAACACCATGTAAGTATCATAACCAAGGTATCTCATTGATTGTGCTTCTGATTCAATTCTAGGAACATCTCGTGCAGTAGAGTCCATAATCAAACCCAAACGACCATCAATGGCGTGTTGGTGCATATACATTGTGCCTCTCTTAGACCGTGTTCTAAGTTTATCTTTAAGTTTTGTTTGGGAAGCAGTAAACTCGCCCATTTGTTTTAGGTCTAGGCCTGCTTGTTTAGCATATCTCTCAAAACCATCATCACTATTGATAACTTTCATTCCTTGACCCATCAGAGTTCTTGCAGAAACCCATGACTTGCCAGAACCAGGTCCGCCTGCCAAAAAGAATGCTTTAAATATATTCTTGTCGTAGACGCCTTCGTTGATTGCTTCTTGATTTTCGAGGTATTCGTTAAAGTTTAACATAGTTGTAGTTTTAAAAGATATATTAACTATTTATATCATTTACCAACTGGTGCTACTGTAACCCAACCCATTAATTTATCTTCAAACTCACCATAGTACATACTCGACCAGTCGCCAGTTTGAATATAGTTTTTGATAGAACGAATGTAAGACTGAGCACCAATTCTAGTTCTCATTGCCTTATCTTTGTCCTTTTGTGATATGTCGTTGCTTCTTGAGCGTTCTGTCAATCGAGCAGTTTTCACAATACCTTCTTGTGTTTTTATCCACTTCTTTACATTGACATATGAGAGTTCGTTGTCGTCTGGTAATGCCTTCACCGTGTGGTGTACATTTAACAACTTAGGTGGTTTTCGTTTTGCACGAAGTTTTTCCATCTTCAATCTCATTGCTTCTTTCTTCAACATTTCTTCTGTAGTCATCATATAGTTAGTCCTCAAAGTTCAAAATCATTTATATCTAAAAGTTCACCTCTGAAATTAATTTTACCCTTGTCGATAAAATATTCACGAAGTTCATTGAAACCACCAATATGCGTTTCATCAATCACAATTTGTGGTATCGTTCTTACTGGTTTGCCCAATTCTTCAAAGAGTTCTTCTAAAGAAATATCTTTAGTAACAACCTTCTCTGTATATTCATGGCCAAGTTGCGTTAATAACGCTTTTGCTTTATCACAAAACTGACATGCAGGTTTGCTATAAACTGTAACAGTCATTTTCTTTCCTTTACTTTTTGAAGTTCAATGAGTAATGTTTGCCGTCAACATAAAACACTACAGTCGAATGACTATAAACTTCACTCACTTCTTCTTCGTACCTTGTTTCTACATCACAGACAGTAACGATACGAGAACCTTGACCGTTTTTGACTTCTTCATCATGTGCTAATGAGGCACCCATGAGAGCACCAAATAGAGTCATTGCATCTTTACCATCACCTTCACCGAATTGATTACCAATCGCACCACCAAAGAGTGCGCCAACCAATTCATTAGTTGCACTTCCATCACCTGCAGGTTGTACTCTGTCTTGGCATACTTCTACTCTATAAGGTATCTGTTTGATAACAGTTTTATATGTATCAGTTACAACGCCTTTATCAATAGGGGTTGAAGCCATTGTCGCAGTAGATACTGCTATTGTGAATAGTGCAATTAATTTTTTCATTCTATCTCCTGTATAGGGTCAAATTGTATACGATTCTCTATTGGTGTAACCAACATATACATGCATAGTACTAATAATGAGATAGCTACAATCTTTGACATTGTTTTTTAAGTAGTTTTTACTATATTATACACTTGTTAAGGACTAATGTCAAGCATTATTCCATGTTTTTTGCGTAAAAGATAAACTCTGGCGTGAATTATAACGGCATTCTAAACCACATATCATCATCATCATCGCTTCCTTGAGATGAGTCGGCTTTGATTCGTAAGAATGTGAGGAGTTTACTATAGAATAATTTTATTTTTGTCATTTTTCACGCCTGAGTTAAATGAAGCTTGAGATATCAAATCAAATTTCGGATTAGATACGCACTTTTGGTGTTGTATCTGCTATTATTTAGACAAGTTTGGCGCCTCACTTGAAGATTCGCCATATTTACATATAAAGTACGCATCTGCCACATCTGAAACTGGTGATTTTGATGTTGTATCGAATACTTGTGCAAGATTTGTGCCTGTATCTTTTTCAAATGCGTCAAGCATTAACTCTTTATTTGCGTTTCCTTTTCCTGTCGCAAACTTCTTAATAACTGATGGTGGGATTAAATTATAATCCCAACTGCACTCCATTTTCAACTTATACTTTAATAACCCTAGGTTTTCTGCGATATGAAATACTCTTCCCGTAGAACCGAATGAGTAATCTTCTATATTAATGATTGGGTTTCCTGGCCAATAAAAATATTTGTGTTTGATTTGATATTCTTTTGTATGTTTTTTAATGATGTCTACGACCCAGTCAGCAATCTGACTATATCTTTCAGGTTCGTTTGTGTATGGTTGATGTGGTGTGCCTATGTATTCAACAGCAGTTGAACCAAACGCCATCTTTTCTTTGAATGTGGCATCAAACTTCTTTGTGTTTGTTAAGAAGTAAAATGTACAATCTTCGTAATCAAATTCACCTTCACTTGTGTTGACACATACGCCTGGAGAACTTAGACTATAATCAATCCCAATCTTCATTTAGTAATACATCTTCTTCAATTTGCTCATGTTCTTCGCCACAGAAAGGACAATACTGCTCTATGTAATCATCCTCATCTAGGTCGTGTGCTACAACATATGTAGCAGAGCAGTTTGCACATATCGTTTTAATTGCCACTAAAGGTCTCCATCAAAATAGGACCAAACTCTACCATAATCCACGATAAGGCCCCAATCGCAACTAAACCTAATAACATCCATTTCATTTTGAAATCATCTACCAGCATTTTAAAACCTATTATTTCATTCCCTAATATTCTTAGAGATAGTTCTAATTTGCCTTCATCATCTTTTTTACTCATAATTGAAATCCTTTAAAACTGTTTGTTTCGACATCTTGTTTGATACCGCCCACAACATAACTTTCAATCTCTGTTTCTTGTGGTGCGTTCTGTAGACCTCGACTATTTAACCAATGTTCTGTCCAAGGCAGAGGGTTGTTTCTTAATCCTTGTTCATATGGTGGTGTAAGTCCAATACTTTTCATTCGTCTGTTTGCCATAAACTCAACATACTGATTGAGTAGTGTGGCGTTTAGACCAATCATTGAACCTTCTTGAAAGAGATAATCTGCCCAATCTTTTTCTTGTTGAACAGCCTCATCATACATCTTGTAAACTAGTGGTTCACACTCTTGCATGATTTCTAACATCTCTGTATCGTTTTCTTTTGTACGGTAGTTATTTATAATGTTTTGCGTAACAGCAAGATGTAGATTCTCATCTCTAGCAATAAGAGATATAATCTTTGCACTTCCTTCCATTAGTTTTAACTCACCAAATGCAAACGAACAGGCGAATGAAACATAGAAACGAATCCCTTCAAGTATGTTTACATTAATAAGATTGAGATATAATTGTTTCTTCATCTCTCTCATGTTGCCTTTACCTGTCATGTGATATTTTTGAGCATACTCAATAAACTTATCATACGATTCGGTTACTGATTCTGCTCTTGCCATGATTTCAGGTGTCTGCACAATGGTGTCTAGTACAGCTGTTGGGTTTGAATAGACATTTTTCATAATGTAAGTGTATGACCTACTATGAATTGTTTCCATAAAATCCCATGCGACAATCATTGATTCTAATTCAGGCAACGAACAGTACGGTAAAAACGCCAGACATGGACCTCTGCCCTGCACACTATCTAATAGTGTCTGATATTTTAGATTGGCGGTAAAAATGTGTTTCTGTTCTGCCGTAAGTAAATTAAAATCATTTCTGTCCTTCTGCAAAGACACTTCTTCTGGACGCCAAAAGAAGCCCAATTGTTGTTGATTCAACTTCTCAAATATAGGGTACTTCTGTTGGTCAAACCTCTGTGTGTTTGGTTCTGCACCAAAGAACATAGGTTGTTTAGTCCATTGTACTTCTTCTATGTTGAATACTTTAGTCATTCTCTCCTTCTTTGTAATGTAGTCCGTCATTGCCATTCTGACCTATGATGTCCATTCTGTCTACTGACCTCTCTACAGGTATGGTTTGTTCTGCATCTATGTTTTGAAAGATGCCTACCTTATCAGCCCTTTCCCACATTTCGATAATATCATCTCTGATGTATTCGATAGGAGTGCCAGTAGGGTACTCATGTGACCAGTTGTATGCCATCTTTGTGGCATTTTCTCGTATAGTTTTGATTCTGCGATTCTCATAGTATTGTGTCTTACGCCATGCAACTCTATCTAAAAACGCCTGTGTGTATTTTTGTCCGAATAGTGATTTAAGCATTTCTCACCCTCTTACTGTTTGGGTGGCGTTTTGCTGTAAAAGTACTATGACTCATATTCTTTTTCAACTTAGGTTGTCCTTTTTTAACTATTATCCCTGGTATTGCTCGTTTACCCATCTATATCCTCCTCTTCGTTTGGGTCAAAATAATTGTTGCCGTCAAAGAAAGGCCATGTTGGTTCACTCTGATTAGTATCACACATGTGCATCCTTTCCATTTTATCTATATAATCATCATTACTAATGTCGGGGTCGATTTGACCATCATCTATTAGTGCGTTCATCCAATCAAAATACGGCATTTGTTCAGATGTTGGTAAATCGTGAAATTGTAGTGGTCCTTTTCTTGCCATTATATCATACACGCTTCACAATAATCATCATATTCTTCCTGAGAATCAAATTCTTCTCTAGCTTTCATTGGTTGATTGTCATGCCAACCAACTGGGTGTGCAGGTTCATCTATATCTGATTTTGCATCATATGTATTCTGATAGTATGATGTTTTCCAACCCAGTTTATATGTCGTTAACAAATCATTTGCCATGACAGATATTGGCACTTCACCATCTTCGTAGTTCTCTGGATTATAACTCCAGTTACCACTAATTGCCTGGTCGAAATACTTCTGCATAGTTGCAACGACATTGATATATCCCTCGTTACTAGGCATATCCCACAATAGTGTGTAGAAGTTTTTCAATCTGTAGTAATCAGGAACAATCTGTTTAAGTGTGCCTTTTTTACTTTTCTTTACAGAAAGATAATCTCGTGGGGGTTCTATCCCATTTGTCGCATTAGACACAACAGAACTACTTTCTGACGGCATTTGTGCTGAAAGTGTACTATGTCGTAGTCCATGTTCTTGTATATCTTTTCGTAATTGTTTCCAATCATAACTTAACTTTCTTTTGACTATCTTGTCTATGTCTTTCTTGTATGTGTCGATTGGAAGTATTCCGTCTGAGTATTTAGTCTTTTCAAAATATTCACATTGACCTTTTTCTTGTGCAAGTGTGTTTGATGCTTTCAACAGATAGTATTGAAATGCCTCTGTTGTTTCATCTACTAATTGAAGTGCATCTGCATCGCCATAAGTTACATGATTCTTTGCAAGGTAATGTGCAAGACCAATATAACCAATACCTAATGAACGCCTTGATTGTGCTGACTGTTGAGCAGCTATAATCGGATACTCTTGGTAGTCAATAATCTCGTCCAATGCTCTGACTGACAAATCGCATAGTTCTTCTAGGTCATCTTTATCTCTAATCAATCCTAGATTGACAGCAGATAGAATACACAACGCAATCTCACCATTAGCATCATCAATGTGTTCTATAGGGGTTGTTGGTAGTGTAATCTCTTGGCATAAATTTGACATAGAAACTTTGTCTTTGAAAGATGAATGAGAATTGCAATGGTCGATATTCATAATATAGATACGACCAGTTTCTGCTCTTTCTTTTAACAAGTCCATGAATAGTTCTTGAGCCCTTATCTTCTTTTTACTGATAGATGTTTTTCTTTCGTACATTTCATACATCTCATCAAACTCAGGCATACCAAATGCCTCATACAAACCAGGCACTTCATGTGGTGAGAATAAAGTTATATCTTCATCTTTGATGAATCTCTCGTAGAATAGTTTTGATATTTGTATTGAGTAGTCTAACTTTCTTACTCGATTATCTTCTGTGCCTTTGTTGTTCTTTAACACCATTATATCTTCTATCTCTTGGTGCCAGATTGGGAAGTGAACTGTTGCAGAACCACCACGAACACCATTCTGTGTGCAACATCTTACTGTGGCTTCGAACTTCTTGAGAAAAGGAATAACACCAGTGTGTTGAATTTCCCCACCACGAATCCTCGAATTGATTCCACGAATTCTGCCAGCATTAATGCCAATACCTGCCCGTTGGGCCACATAACGACCGATAGCCATGTCGCTAGAAAAGATACTAGGTAAACTGTCATCGCTATCGACCAGTACACAACTAGCGAACTGACGAAGAGGAGTACGGACGCCAGCCATAACAGGCGTTGGAATATTAATTTTAAACTTGCTAATGGCATCATAGTATTTTTTGACATAGGTTATCCTTTTTTCTTTTGGGTATTTTGCAAATAGTGTGGCGGCAATCATCATGTACATAAACTGTGGTGTTTCAAATATTGCCCCACTCGTTCGGTCTTGTACGAGATACTTATCCATGACTTGTCGTAAACCAGCATAAGTGAAATTGTAATCTCTTTCGTGGTCAATAAAACCATTCAGTCTGTCAATCTCTGCCGTTGTATAGTTATCAAGTATGCCCTTATCGTAAACACCCAACTTAACGCATTTGTTAATTTGTTCTAGTAGTGTTGGATGTTCCCATAACTTGTGAAAGAGTTTCTTTCTGAGTGAGAACAATAGCAATCTAGCAGCAACATACTGATAGTTAGGATGTTCTAAACTGATTAAGTCGTTTGCAGACTTGATTAAAATTTGTTGTATATCTTCTGTTGATATTCCATCGAAGAATTGTATTCCACTATTCATTTCGACATGAGAGGCACTCACCCCTGTTATATTTTCAGTCGCATATCCCACCATTGAGTGAATTTTTTCAATGTCTAGGGCTTCTTTGCCACGACCATTTCTTTTCCGTACCGATAGATTATCTGAGGTCATTTATATCCTTTTCCAATTATTAATGTTTTGAAGAGCGGTGAGGCCGCTGTGTGTATTATTATGTATAAGACTTTGAACTTGACTAGCGGACTTTCCTGAAAGAATTAAATCATTAATATCTTTGCCTTCTCTGACTGATTCTGGCCAGACACAGACATTAAAATTCTTATCAACAGCACTTATCATTCTGTTTACAATGTGTTCATTTCTAGGTTCATTATCATATATCATTGTACATTGCTGGTGTTGTATCGTTATGCCACCATCTGCATCTGCCCCAGCAAGAGCAATTGCATTATCTAAAAACAGACTATCGATAGGACCTTCTGTTATCATTACGGGTTTGTTTAAGTCGACTCTATCAAGACCAAAAATCTTTTGTTTTGATTCGTCAAACTTGATTGTTATATACTTAGGTTGTTCTTTACCAAACGCACGACCTTGAAATGCAAAAAACTTACCAGCCCTGTCGTAGAATGGTATCACAACTCTAGGGTGGTCTTGTCTTAAATCTGGAAATTTGCCTGGTTGAATCTCATTACAGAACTCATAGAATCTTGGTGCAAGAAAAAACTTATCCCAATGTTCTTTAGGTATCTGTCTATCAAATACAAACTGTTTTGCAGGGTGTGTTTGCACTAACTCATCAAATCTTCTGAGTTGTCTTAACGCCCTGTCATAACGAGTGAACTCTGCAAATGGTTTCTTTTCAAGTAACTTGGTTGGTTTGAAATCAAACTCTGGTGTATCTTTCTTTGCAACAACTTTACCTTCTTTGAATCTTTCAAAGATATATTCTTTGTGCATTGATGGGTCAAGATGTTTGATAAGATTGCCAAGAGTTTGCCCCATACCACAGTTGTGGCATTTGAAAAACATATCGTTCTTCTTTCTATAGACAAAACCCCTTGCCTTAGTTTGCGACTTCTGAGAATCGCCACAATGAGGGCATCTGAAATTATACAGATACTCTGATTTTCTTTTAAACTTAGGGAGTCTAGTTGAGAGAAGGTTGAGGTATTTGATATCTATGTATGATGACATATCATAGATTATACACTAATTTAAATTTTTGTCAAGCCCTTAACCAATTATTTTGAATAACATGCTGTCTGGATTTGATATCATTAGACCGACAATGATTGAACCACCAACGATAATCCATCGCCACTTTTCTAGTATGGCAACTCTATTGTCTAGTTGTTGTCTAAGATTGCGAAGTTCATTCAACATCTTGTTTTCTGACATGATTTGATGTTCTCTTAGTTCTCTGGCGTTTGTTGTGATTCTTGAGTGTAATTCTTTTAGGTCGTTATCCCACTTTACTTGACGAGATTCAAGTGTAACAAAAATATCGTTATCAGTTTCTTCTGCCTTGGCAAGTTTAGTTTCTTGTTGAACCAACATGCCTTTTAGAGATATGGTTATCTCAGTCAACTTCTCAATCGCTACTTCTAACTTATTGTGAATTTGTTCAGCTGACTTTGCATCTTGTTCCAGTAAGGCAATCTGCGTTTTGATTTCGCTTATGTCTGACACGACTTACTCCGTTACTTCTGCTTCTTCTGTAGGTTCGTAATACTCTTTATACGCCAATAAGAGTTGTCTTTGTTCTGCAAGTTTGTTTCTTATGTCAGTATAGTTGATTTGTATTTTTTCATATCCAGTATCTTCTACAGCAAATAGAGCATACTCACCGCCTGCAGCTTTGAGTTTTTCAAATATCTCCATTGCGTTATCTTTAGTGATAATAATCCACTCAACATCTTGTAGTTTTAGTGGGTCTGGATTTGGTAGATTAAGTGGTGTCTTTGAAACTTCAACTGTTGTTACTTGTATTTCTTGTACACTCTCTGAGCAGCTTGATAAAAATACTGCAAGTAGTCCTAGAAGTAGGATGTTTTTCATTTTATTCTCCATAATATTATTTAGGTACATAGTTCGGATTTGCCAATCGAGGGCAATCTAAGTTTGCTTTTGATTTCTTTGTAACGGCAAGTTCTTCTTCAGTAAGTGGTGAACCAGAAGCAATCTCCATACATCTTTTTGCGTTACCTCTTTCTTTGTTTACTATCTTCACAACTAATGTTGGTCTTGCCTCTGCAAGTTGACCAAAGTCGTGGTCTGATAATTTTTTGATTAGAACATCTTTATCTGATTGCAAGGCATCTCTATTATCTCTAACATCAGCCAATGTATCTCTGACTCTTTCAAAATCTTCTGCCTGTTGTTTGATAGTCGCCTCGTTTTGTTCAACGGCGCCTTGTAGTTTTGTAGTATTAATCTTTAGAGTAGCATTATCTGCTCGAAGTTTCTGCACATATACATACCCACCGCCAGCGACACTAACGATTAGAAAAAAGATTATTAACTTAACTTGAAACATTAGTTACTAATGACATCAAAGATATCTTGTACTGTTTCAATCTCGTCAGCTTCTTCGTCAGTAATTTCACGATTAAATAATTCGCCAACTTCAACAATTATTTCTAAGTTAGTCCAATCATCTGAATCTAAATCGTCCATCAAATGAGATGTCGGTGATATTTTACTCGCATCAATATCTAATTTTTCACTCAAATATTTTATTAATTTTTCCATTATACTTTCTCCTCTAAATTTTGTAATCTTGCTTCGAGTTCATCAATCTTTTTTGTAACATGAGGATACTTCTTTCGCCATGCATCATCTGGTTGTTCTAACCAAGTCCAACCAAATCGTTCAACAAGATAATCTACACTTCTATCGAACTTAGAATACAACCAAAGACCTAGTCTTGTGCCTTTAAAATATGTTGAGAACGCCAGTCCGAATAAAGAACCAACGAGTGCAGTATAAATCCACAACCGATTGGTTGCCATCTGTTCAATCATTTCCCACATTACTTTTTACTCTCTCTTTCGCAAAGTGCGTGATAGTTGCCCATACCATGGTCTGCAAATCCATCAACTTTGAATTGAAATATTCCTAACCATGTGCCTCTGAACCATTCTTTAATCATGTACCAACGATTCCAACCTTCTTTGATTTCGCCATAACAATCAAAGTATGTTGTCTTATCACTCTTGTGTGTGAATCCAAGAAACTCAGGTGGCACTTTTGTAACTACATCATTATTGTTTCTAAAACGATATGCCTTGAAGTTCATTTGTTTTACTACTTTTGGTGTAGCAGTTCTTGGTGAGCCGAAAGTGTAACAGGCAGAGTTCTCGTCATTGATACGAGCAGAAAAGAGTGTTGCCAGAGCAGCACCTAAACTATGACCAGTAACAAGTAATTGTTTGCCCTTTGAGTTCTTGTCGTAATGTTTTTTTAAATCTTCCCAAACATCATCAAGAGCGGCATCAAAACCTCTGTGTATTCCTTGCTTCTTACGAAACTGAATATCTGCCTTAATATCTTCCCATGATGTAGGTTCTGTGCCTCTAAAAACTACGATATAATTTTCTGGACATGTAAGTGTGTAACACTCTGTACCACCATTCTTAAACATTTTAATAGTCCAGTCTTTCTTAAATACTTTTTTGAAAGCTGCTGGTTTATCGTATGCATGTTTGGCTAACTTCGCCATGAATGTGGCAGTTTTCCATGAAAATTGATTATCTAGTCGAGGCATGATTAACCCTCTGAAATAAGTTGATAGGCACCATAAGCGATAGCAGCATAAGCCGCAATGTTTACGAAACCACCTAAAAATATAACTACTAGTCCCATTGCAATTAGAGCGACTCCACCTTGTGAAGATTTCTCTTTAATTCTGCTTGTTATCCAGTTCATTCTTCTTCTCCTTTTTTATTTTTTTCTTTGCTTGTAAATTCATTGACATGGTAGGTTTCAAGTAACTCGTTGCAGGCACTTGAAGTCCTAATGCATATTCTTTTGTGAAAGACTTGAACGACTTCACTCTCTGCCTCTAACTTTTGCAGCCAAATCTTTATCTGCCTTACCCCATGTGCCAGAACTTTTAGTGATAAAAGAATTCACTCTTGCAAATGCCCATTGTTGTGGAGTAGTGCCAGGTCTATGTCCGCCCTTCCATGCAGCCATACCTCTGTTGTAAACTTGTTTAAGAATTGAGTAAGGCATACCTGATTTCTCTGCCTTCTTCTTTAGACCTTTGATGACTTCGTTAAGTTCTACATCGCCCTCGCCAAACATTTGTTTATACTTTTTTGTATGTACAGATGGTTTAGTCTTTGCCTTTTTGTCAGCAGGTGATTGTTTGTATGCAGACTTATCACTATCAGACTTCTTACCTTGTTTCTCTAAGTGTCTATCGTGTGCCTTCTTATCTTTGTCTGACAACCCTGCAACATACTTTTTAGGTTGGTCTGTTTCTTTGTCGTATGGCAACTTCTTTTTTTCTGATTGAGATGCCATCTCTTTTAATTGATTTTTGCGTTTTGTGATTTCATCTTCAGGATATTCTAAATCAGGAACAGCCCTATCGATTGCTTCTTTAATGCCCATTCTTTTCATCAACTTGTCTTGCAAAGGTTTCTTCTTCTTTACAACGACTGTAGATGAATCATCGCCTGTGCCGACAACTGCTGAACCTGTTGCGTTTGCTGGTGCATCTTCACTTAACTTTTTCCAGTCATCATATGAAAGATATATATCTCTGTCGGGGTCT